GAAATCATAAAATGCTTTAATATCTTTGGCATAAAATTTAGTTGAGTACTTTATATCTAATAAATCTAATATATTAGCAAATAAATTTTCTAATTTTGATGTATAATATTTTTTATTTCCTATATCTCCACTTTCCCATTTTTTATTTTGAATATCTCTCATTTTCTCCTTAGTAGATTGACTGTGTTTTCTACCAACGCCAAACCCTTCAGGTTTAGGTTTAGGTACTCCTTTAGATCCTTTGGATATTTTTTTACCTAATTCAACACTATCTCTATTTTTAATAGCTTTTTTAATATAATCATATTCTCCAGAAGCAAATTTAGCTTTACGTGTTTTAATAATAGCATCCACACGTTTTTTAGATTTAGGATCACCAAAGTGTCCTTTAACTCGGGATTGATGTCCATGTATCCATTTACAAAAATCTTTTAATTTAGCTTCATAACGTGTTTGTTGATTACATCCACATAAACATGTTGGATGGATATTATTATATTTTTCCTTTATTATTTTATCTTTTTTAAGCATAAAAAAACCTCCTATATACCAATAAATATATAGAAGGTTTAAAAAATGTGCCTTGGGTTGCTGTTTTTTTAACTAGTAGTTTAAGACACAATAATCCATAGCGATAGTAAGACTTAATGAAATAGCTGATTCACCACTTGACCAATCGTACTCACCAAAGTTTGCAGTTTTAATAAATGCACCTTTAATAATCCATTCACCTACTACATCACCAACTGGGCCTAAGATGTTTAAAGTTAAATCTTTCTTATAAAAATCTGAATAACCATCACGGCCTGTTACTGATTCGTGAGCTAAACGAGCCCATTCCATTACTGCTTGCGCACCTGATGGTGTAATTGGGTCGTATAATTCTAAAGTCATATCAGCCCATCTTACTTTACCTTTAATTTTGCGATATACGTTGATATGATCTAATATGATTTCGTTTGCTTCGAATCCTGGAGCACTTGCTTTTTTAATCAAGTATGCAGGAATTCCGTCTATATACATAATAAAGCGATTGGCTACTTTTGGCTCAAAAGCTGTAAACATTATTTCGTTTGCGTCTAATACTGGCATTTTATCTTTATTTTAATTATTGTTATTAATAAATATAAACTTTTTTAATCCTTATGCTGGGAATTGAGCTCCAGTTGGAAGAATGTTATAGTTTAATATAATAAATTCAGCTGTTTTAGTTGGTTGAATATAAATTGTACCTACTAATTGATTTCTATCAATTACATCTGGAGTGTTATTGCTATCATCCATTACTACTTTAAATGCAAACAAACCTTGACGTTGTACTACTGATTCTAAGTATGGATTAACTTGTGATAAGAAACGATTTCTTGTTACTGCTGTATTTTGTTCGAATACTAATGTACGAGCTACGTTTCCAACAAAATATTTTAATGAAATTAACAAACGACGTACGTTAATTCTATCTAATGATGTTTGTTTACGTTGTAATGTTTTCTGACCAAATGCTACAACTCCGTTTCCAGGGAATGTTGCTAATGGATTAACGTTTGCAGAATATAATGTATCACGATCTGTTTGTTGTAATCTGCGTTCAGCTCTTACTACTGATGGAATACCACCACGGTTTAAACCTGCTGGAGCAAACCATTCAGCACCTACTTGGTCATTAAATGCATAAACACCACCCATTACTACTGAAGGTGGACACCATACAATTTTACCTAAATTTGTACTAAATAATTGAACCCATGGATAATAAGTAGCACCATAATTACTTGACTGACCAGCAGCATTTGTTGTAGCAGCTGTGATTGAAGTACCATATACTCCATTATCTACAATTGCAATAGCATCACCTCTTGATTCAACACATGAAATTGCATTATCAGCAGCTGAACCATCTAAACCAACACCAGGAGCTAACAATATATTGAATTGATATTCGTCTTGATTTGATAATAATGTAAAAGCATTTAAATAATCATCAGGACTAAATCCTTGAATATTAGTTGCTGTAATATCTTCATTCATTTTTTGTTGAGTGGTTGTTGCAGCAACACCACCAGCAAATGAACCACCAAATGAACCACTACCTAAGTTAGGTAAGCTACCACTATATGATCCTGATTTATAAAATCCATTATTATCGATTGAATCTACGTTAGGAGTTGTAACAGAAGCAACACGCACATATTGAGAAGCGTTTGCAAAACTACCTGTAAAATTTACAAATCCATTAGCTACATTGTATACTGGTTTTGAATCACCAATTACACGAGCAACATAGTTAGGTAATTGTGGGTCTAATGATAAATTAGCCCAGGTTTCTAAAATATTAGGTTGAGCATTATTATCATCACCACGGCGAATTACTAAAGTAAATACACCTGAACCGGTATTAACATTTGTAACTTCATATCGAACGTTATCAACTGAACCACTTGCTAAAGCACCTGCAGATAAACTAGAGGTATTATTCATTTGATCACCCCAAGCTAAAGTTTCTAGGGTAAATGAAGCAGTTACACTACTATTAGCATTTAAAGCAGCTACACCTGCTGTTGCATAAGTACTAATATTAGCTGAACCACTAATGATTCTAGTTACTAATAATGTTTGACCTCCGTTTTGGAAGTAATCTTTAGCTGCTAAAGAGGTAAAGTATTCATAATAATATGAAGCACTTTTAAATGTTTCACCAAATATAGATTGGAATTCGCTAAATGAGGTAACGTAAGTAGGAACCATTGGACGACCTTTTACGGTTGGGCCTACGATAGCGGCACCTACAACTTGAGGACCTTGAGTATAAGCACTCTGATCTGATTCAATTTGAAAAACACCAGGGGAGATAATTTTTTCTGCCATTTTGTATGATTAATTATTAATTTATTTTAAATAGAATTTGTCTATTAATAAATATCTAAAAAAACATATAAAACACAAAAATTGATTAAAGTGGGGCAATTTCTCCAGAAGCTAAATCAATATTACCTGCTCCATATTTCTCTTGTAACGAATCTACTAATTCTTTTTCTTTATCACCGATTTTATTCATATCACTTAAGATACCATTTTTTTCAGTTTTTAAAGATTCAGTTTGAGCTAATAGATAATGTAATTGAGCTTCAACACTTCCTAATTCAAATACAGTTTTATTGTATTGTGCTTGTAAGTCTTTAATTGCATCAATTTCTTCTTGTGTTAATTGTTTTTTTAGATTTTCCATTTTTTTAAAGGACATGAGTTAATAGGTGAATAGATTTTTTTAGATAATGGGCAACCGCATTCATCACAGTAGAAAAATTTTAAATGATCATTATGCTTTTTTTCAGGACAATCATCACATATCTTTGAACGAGACAATGCTTTTTTTTCTTCTTCTGGTGAGGGATCAGCTGCTATTATCCAAGCTTTAGCTATCTCTACTAACTTGTTCAAAACTAGTTAATTTGTTTATTTTGTTGGTTTTTTACCTTTTCGTTTATCGCCTTTAGCTGCTTCAACAACATCTTTTGTTTGTTTAGCTACTTCTTTAACGGCTTTAATTACATCAGCAGCTTCTTCAGATACACGTTTTACACGAGATTGAACTTCATTAGCTACTTCTTTTACTTTTTTTACTTTTTCGTCAACAACATCAGGGATATTGTTTCCGTCTTTGTCTTCGATTTTGCCAAATTTCATTAAGGCAAAAATTACTGCAACAGCTACTAAAGCTGAAATTAAAAAAATTGTCATAGTTTTATTTTTTAGTTTTTGATTTGGTTACTTTTTTAGTTCTAGATTTTACAGGATTAATTAAATCATAATTTTCTACAGGTGTTCTTTCTTCTTCTTCTGAATATGAAAAATGTTTGATTGCGTAATTAGCTCCTAATGCTGCTAATGCAGAGCAAAAAATGATAATTAATACTGTTGCCATAAATTTTTGTTTAAAGATTGATTAAATTAGTTGTCGTATATAAATATATATACTTTTTAGGAGACAACCAAATTTTTTTAAACTTATTCTTCTACTTCATCAGTAGTTTCAGAAGGAGTTTCATTTGATTCTTCTTCTACTTGCTCAGTAGTTTCAGAAGGTGTTTCATCAGCAACTACTTCTTCTACTATTGGAGGTA